GCTGTTCGAGGTATGTCATTCAATATCATATTCTTAGACGAATTTGCGTTCGTTGCCAACCATTTAGCAGATGATTTCTTTAGTAGTGTATATCCTACTATTAGTTCTGGTAAGTCTACTAAGGTAATTATTGTTTCTACCCCTCGTGGTATGAATCACTTTTACCGACTGTGGCATGATGCGGAACTAGGTAGAAACGAATACGTCACCACAGACGTTCACTGGTCAGAAGTGCCAGGCAGAGATGAAGCGTGGAAAGAACAGACAATCAAGAACACATCAGAGGCACAGTTCCGTGTTGAGTTTGAGTGTGAGTTCTTAGGATCTGTTGATACGTTGATTGCACCATCTAAGTTAAAGACTATGGTGTATGATGAACCAATCAATAGAGGTAAAAGAGGAGGAGAGATATATGAAAATCCAATACCTAAACATAATTACTCGATTACAGTAGACGTTGCAAGGGGTGTGGAGAAAGATTATTCTGCCTTCATAGTATTTGATACTACAGAGTTTCCATATAAGGTCGTTGCCAAGTATAGAAATAACACTATCAAACCAATGTTATTTCCTAGTGTCATTGTTGATTTTGCGAAAGCATATAATGATGCTTTCGTTTTATGTGAGGTAAATGATATAGGAGATCAGATTGCATCTATATTGTTCTACGATATGGAATATGAAAATGTATTGATGACTGCCATGAGAGGTAGGGCTGGACAAGTATTGGGACAAGGTTTTTCTGGTAGTAAGGTGCAACTAGGAGTGAAGATGTCTAAGACTGTGAAGAAGATAGGTTCACTTAACCTTAAAACTTTAATAGAGACAGATAAACTCATAATCAAAGATTACAATATTATTGCTGAACTTACAACCTTTATCGAAAAAGCAAACTCATTCGAGGCAGAAGAAGGTTGTAATGATGACCTGGCCATGTGTTTGGTTATATTTGCATGGTTGGTAATGCAAGATTATTTCAAAGAGATGACAGACGATGATATAAGAAAGAGAGTGTATGATGATCAAAGAGATCAGATTGAGGCAGACATGGCGCCATTTGGATTCATACAAGATGGTGTATCTGAAGAAACATCTTTTGTAGACAACGAGGGTGATAGATGGCACCTTGACGAATATGGTGACAGATCATTCATGTGGGATTACTTGTAATGGATCTAGATGAACCAGTACTGTTTTTACACGAAAGAAAATGTAGAGTATGTGGCAAGACTTACTCATTGACAGATGGATTCTACCTTACCAGAAAGAGTAGAGGCGAAAAACCATCTTCTTATTCATATGAATGTAAGACATGCACTATAACCAGAGTAAAAAGAAAAAGAAGAAGAGATAAACCAGACGTATATCCTGACTGGTAGGAGGTTCATGTACTGTTTCCCCAGTGAAAAAGTAGTAAATTCTAAATAATAACAGAGAAAACAACTGAGATCTTCGAGGAACACTAACATGACGCTAAATCTAGTATCTCCAGGCGTTAAGGTAAGAGAGGTAGACCTAACCGTAGGAAGAATAGATGGAATCAACGATCAAGTTGGAGCTATCGCTGGGCCTTTTGAAAAGGGGCCTGTAAACGAGCCAGTTCTAATTGAGACTGAATCCGATCTTCTGGAAACATTTGGGGGGCCCAAATCTACTGACGGACAATATGAATACTGGATGACTGCATCTGCTTTCTTGTCATACGGTGGTATCCTTAGAGTCTTAAGAACAGACAATCCCACACTATCTAATGCTAACGCACCTGTTGGTGTTGCGATTACTAACCTTTCAATCAAGTCATCTGAAGATTATTACAATAATCGTTCTACAGATACTAGTTGGATGTATGCTTCAAGAAACCCTGGCTCTTGGGCAAACGATCTAAAGGTTTGTACTATTGATGGAAAGGCAGACCAAAGAATTGCAATTGGTACAGAAGGAATGGTTGTTGGATACGCAGTTACTGCTGGATTCTCAACTAGTGTTGCAAACACAGACGGTACTGTTGGAGTTCAAACAGGTTATCTCAAAGGAATTATTACTGGCATCAACGTAGGATCTGTTGATGTTAAGGTTGTAAGTAAGCACAACATTACAACAGACGTATGGAGCGCAGTGGATTATGAAGAGGGTTCTTCAACTGCATCTTTCCAAGGTTATGATGTTGGAATCTATAACGATACTATCAATGCAGATTCAACAATCAACCATGCAAATAGACTAAAGATCTTTAATACATCTGGTGTATCTCAGCCTGTTGAAAGAACAAGATTTACTGGTGCAATCGGTATTGGTTCTACAGTAATCAGTTTTGGCCCTGACTTTGATACATTCAAGTCTGCTCCTGGCGACACAGTTAAGTCACTAAACGGAACTTACTCTGGTGCGATTGTTTCTTATGCAACCACTGGTGGTGTTGCTGAGATCATCATGGATACATCTGCAACTGTTGCTTTTGCTAACACAGCATTCGTTGTTGTATCTGCTGCATCCAGTGGAATTTACCTAAGAGAGGGTAATACAATCGTTGATTGGTATGATCAACAGACACTTGGACTTACAAACAGTACAGTCAAGTGGAGTTCAATCGCTCCTAAACCAACTACTACAGAGTATGGTAAGGAAAGAAATGCGAAGAACGACGAGTTCCATGTAGTAGTTGTTGATGATACAGGATCTGTAACAGGTACTTCTGGAAACATCATGGAGAAATGGGGTGGATTATCCAAGGCATCTGATGCTAAGATTTCTCCAAGCACAGGTATCTACTACAAGGATTACATTGCAAACTTCTCCAACAATATATTTGTTGGTGCCGCACAAACTGGTGTTGGTATGAAGCATACAATGATGAGTGGATACACTATCGATGATAGTGGACTCTGGGGATCTAAAGCACAAGGAGTTTCATTCAATGGTGCTGGTGCAAATATCTTCTCACTTGCAAACGGAAACGATTACGGTGGAGTTGATCAGTATGAATGTAATCTTGGTGATATCGTAAGTTCTTACCAAGTTCTTGATAACCCTGCTGAATACTCAGTTAACTACCTAATACAAGGCCCTTCTGGTGGATCTTCAATCTATGAAGCACAAGCTAAGGCAAACAAATTACTTAGCATTGCAACAGTTCGTAAGGACTGCATAGCATGTATTTCACCTTACAGAACAGGAGTTGTTGGTGTAACTGATACTGACAAACAAACAGCAAACATCGTATCATTCTATGATAGTTTACAGTCAACATCATATGGTGTATTTGACTCAGGTTATAAGTATACATTCGATAGATTCAATAATACATTTAGATACATTCCTCTAAATGGTGATATTGCTGGATTGATGGCAAGAACATCAATTAACTCATTCCCTTGGTTCTCACCAGCTGGTGCAACCAGAGGTTCTATAAATGATGCAGTCAAACTTGCATACAACCCATCACAGGCACAAAGGGATATGCTTTATCCTAAGAGAATTAACCCAGTTATATTCTCACCTGGCGCTGGTATCGTTCTGTTCGGAGACAAAACTGCACAGAAAGAAGCATCTGCATTTGACAGAATCAATGTTCGTCGCTTGTTCTTAACAATCGAAGGAACTATTGAGAGAGCTGCAAGATCACAACTATTTGAGTTCAATGACGATCTTACAAGAACAAACTTCTTGAATATCGTTGAACCATTCCTTCGTGATGTTAAGGCTAAGAGAGGTATTTCAGACTTCGTAGTCATTTGTGATGAAACCAATAACACACCTGATGTTATTGATGCGAATACCTTCAAGGCAGATATCTTCGTGAAGCCCGCAAGATCTATTAACTTCATTGGACTAACCTTTGTTGCTACTAGAACTGGAATCAGCTTCGATGAAGTTATCGGTACTGCTTAAATTTTACTAAATACACACGATAAGAGGAACTTACTCTAATGGCTATTAACAATAAACCAGCAATGGATTCAAGGACTATAGACGCCTTTAAGTCTAAGCTGGTAGGTGGTGGCGCTAGACCTAATCTGTTTGAAGTTGAACTTCAATGGCCTTCTTTTCTAACATCTGAAATAGATGATGATACTCAGGAGATGGCAAGATTCATGGTAAAGGCTGCTAACCTCCCTGCGTCTAACATCACTCCAATTGACGTTCCATTCAGAGGACGAAATTTAAAGATTGCTGGTGACAGAACATTTGATGTTTGGACAATTACAATCATCAACGACACAGACTTCAAACTCAGAAATGCTTTTGAGATTTGGATGAATGGAATGAACAAGCACCAAGACGCAACTGGAGTTACAACTCCTACAGATTATCAGAGAGATGCATATGTCTATCAGTTAGGTAGAAATGCGAAAGACGGTAGTGTGGATTTAGGTGAATCTGGTGGTTCAATACCAGTTCTTAAGGCATACAAGTTCCACGGAGTATTCCCGACAAACGTTAGTGCTATTGAACTTTCATACGATCAACCTGATACTATTGAAGAATTTACAGTTGACCTACAAGTTCAGTGGTGGGATGCTCTTGCTAAGGATGGTACTACAATACTTGGAACAACAGGTGGTTAATAACTAACTTTTGTGTTATAATATATGGTATAAATAACTGGGACAGCCCAGTAGTAGTGAGTTAATGGCTAAATTATTTGGTTTTAAAATAGAGAAGGACGACGATCAGAATAAGAACGTCGTCTCTCCTGTGCCTCAGTCGCAAGAGGACTCATCGGACTATTATGTTTCGAGTGGATTTTATGGCCAGTATGTTGATATTGACGGTGTATTTAAGTCAGAGTTTGAGTTAATAAAAAGATATAGAGAGATGGCACTTCATCCAGAAGTGGACTCTGCTATTGAAGATATAATAAACGAAGCAATAGTTTCAGATCAGAATGATTCTCCTGTACAACTCGATTTAGAGAATCTCCCAGCATCTGCAAAATTAAAAGAATTAATTAGAGAAGAGTTTAAGAGAATAAAAGAAGTTCTGAATTTTGATAATAAGTGCCATGAGATTCTTAGAAACTGGTATATTGACGGTAGAATCTATTATCATAAGGTAATTGATATCAAGAAACCAGAAGAAGGAATTAAAGAAGTCAGATATATTGATCCACTAAAAATTAAGTTAGTAAGAAAATTAAAGACAGACCCTACCTTAAAAGGTGCCATAGCACAGATCAATGCAAAACAACCAACAGATATAGAAACTCCAGAAATAGAAGAGTATTATCAGTATGATCCTAGTGCAACTCAAAGTAAAAATGCTTTAGGTGCTATAGGTCAAACTCCTTTTTCAACTAAACAAAGACCAGTAAGGATTGCTACAGATGCCATTACATTCTGTCACTCTGGTCTAGTAGATAGAAATAAACAAACTATACTTTCATACTTACATAAGTCAATTAAGGCACTCAATCAGCTGAGAATGATTGAAGATAGTCTTGTTATTTACAGACTATCAAGAGCCCCAGAACGTAGAATATTCTACATTGATGTAGGTAATCTACCAAAAATCAAAGCGGAACAATACCTCAAAGAGGTGATGAACCGTTATAGAAACAAACTAGTATACGACGCATCCACAGGAGAAATAAGAGATGACAGAAAACACATGTCCATGCTCGAAGACTTCTGGCTACCAAGACGAGAAGGTGGCAGAGGCACTGAGATCACTACGTTGCCAGGTGGACAGAATCTTGGCGAACTTAGTGACATCGAGTACTTCCAAAAGAAACTATACCGTTCGCTAGGAGTTCCAGAATCTCGTATTGCTGGATCTGGTGATGGATTCAACTTGGGTAGATCATCTGAAATACTAAGAGATGAAATCAAGTTTACAAAGTTCGTTGGTAGAATGAGAAAGAGATTTGCTCATTTATTCAACGATATGTTGAAGACTCAGTTGATTCTCAAAAATATTGTTACACCAGAGGATTGGGAAACATTGTCGGATCATATACAATATGATTTTGTATACGATAATCACTTCGCAGAACTCAAGGAAACAGAACTTATCAATGAAAGATTAGGAGTAGTCGCTGCTGTTGATCCTTACATTGGTAAATATTTCTCTCTAGAATACGTTCGTAGACATATTCTAAAACAGAAAGATGAAGAGATCGATGAAATCAACAAACAGATGGCAAAAGAAATTGAAGATGGCCTAGTCGTTGATCCAGTCGAAGCACAACAACTTTCAATGGGTGTTCATCCAGAGCAAATGCCAGGCGGGGCAATGAATCCTGATCCTGGCGGCATGGATGCACCCACAGAACCTGGCATAGATGGTAGTGCCACAGAGGCGCCAGAAATGCCAGAAGGCGGAGAAATATAAATATTAAGTAATCCTATTCTATATTAACCTTTATGGATAATGATTTAATTGACATGATTGCAGCTAATGATTCTCAGGCTGATGTGCATGATAAGATCAAAGAGATCCTTTATGCTAAGTCACAAGAGAACATCAATGCTGTAACACCAGCTGTCACTGCTGACATGTTTGGTGGCCCTAATCCCTATCTTAATGATGAGGGAGAGGTAGAGGATGAGCCAGCTGATGGCACACCTAGTTCTGTTGAGGATACAGCAGAAGTTGAAGAACCTGTCGCTGAGGCAGAACCTGTAGATGATGAAGTAGAAGAAGAACAACCTGAGGCTTAACTAATGAAACTCATCACGGAAGAGATCGAAACCGCCAAGGTTCTTGTCGAAGAAAAAAACGGCAAGAAGAATATGTTTATTGAGGGTATCTTTTTACAAGGAAACCTTAAGAACAGAAATGGACGTTTTTATCCTGTAGAAACTCTTGAAAAAGAGGTCAACAGATACAACGAAGCGTTTGTTGGCAAAGGTCGTGCTCTTGGTGAGTTAGGACACCCAGAAGGGCCAACGGTTAATCTTGACAGAGTATCTCACAAAATTGTAGATCTTCATAAAGAAGGAACTAATTTTGTAGGTAAAGCACAACTCCTCAATACACCAATGGGTACTATTGCACAGTCACTATTAG